GAAAATGTATGCAGCCAGATCCAGCTCAAGCTCCCGGACGACTACCGAAACGACACCGACTACGACGTGGAGTTTGTGAACCCGGCCGCCTTCCCTTTATACACTCCGGGGAAGGACAGGCTGCCGCCGAATGTACCGGCTCCGATCCCTTCGGTATGCGCTCAGCTTATGGAGGGGAGCGACGACCTCATAAAGCGGCAGCGTCGGCTCCAGTTTCGGCTCTGCCTTGCCTGCTGGAACCCCGGAGAACATGGCGGGGAAATATACTACCCTCGCCAAAACAGTGCAGCACTCGGCGGGTATTCCTACTACCGCGCCACGGGGGAGGCTGCAAAGACATACACCCGTAACATGAACGGCTGGAGGGACTCGTTCAACTTTGCCGATCTGGTGCTGCGGGAAGTCGAAAATGCGGAGTATATCGCAGGCCACCGGCTCGTAAAAGAGCAAGGGATCAAGTACGGGCTTTTTACCGAGGAAGGGAACATCTGGGACTATTACCCGTACTGGCATAACTGGATCACCTTCACGCTGGAGGCGGGTGTAACTACTGCAACCCCGAAACAATACGAAGATTTTTTATGATAAGGAGGCAAAACTATGGCTTATAAACATGGAGCCTACGGCGAAATCGGCGACAGCAAAGTGGCGAGTACCACACAGGCCGACGTCGTAGCCGCCTATATCGGCACCGCACCGGTAAACCTGATCCGGGGCTATGCCGACATGGATCTCGTCAATATGCCGATTAAGCTCACCGACATGGGCGACGCCCAGAGCAAGCTCGGATATGCACAGAATTGGGCCGACTTCACACTCTGCGAAGCCTTCGCCCAGCATTTTGACAACACCGTCGGGAATGTGGGCCCGATCTACGTCGTGAACGTCCTCGATCCGGACGTGCACAAGGACGCGGAAAAGACCACAAAAACGCTGACCTTCAAAAATAATCGGACGGAGTTTGAGAGCTCTGACATTATTCTGGACACCTTCGCGATCGCCGACAAGGCCGAAGATGTGGACTATTCCCTCAGCTACAACTTTACAAAGGGCACCGTCGTGGTGCAGTTGCTCAAAGATCTGGAGACTGATAGTCTGGAGTGTACCTACAACACCGTGGACACCTCGGCGGTAGAGTCTGACGACATTATCGGGCAGGAAACGGCAGACGGCCAGTACACCGGGCTGCACGCCATGTCTCTGCTCTATCAGTACCACAATGCCGTCCTCAATATTCTGGCAGCACCCGGCTGGAGCCATATCCCGGAAGTTTACAAGGCTATGGTGAGCACCGTCCAGAAGCTCAACGGCCACTGGGACGGCTTCGTCAACGCCGACATTCCTCTGGTGGACAGCCAGAGCCAGAAGATCGACACGATCGCAAAGGCTCAGGAGTGGGCCGAAGAAAACGGATACAACAGCGAGTACAGTAAAGTGTACTGGCCGCAGGTGAAAGACGGCAGCGGCCGTGTGTTCCACCTCTCCACCGTTGGAAGCGCCACTATGCTGCGCGTGGATTTGGAGAACGGCGGCGTGCCCTTCGAGTCTCCGTCCAATAAGGCAATCATGGCAACGGCTCAGTATTTTGGGGCAGACTCCAAGAGCCGCGGCTTCGATCAGCAGACTGCCAACAGCCTGAATGAGAAAGGCATTACAACGGCCTGCTTCTGGGCCGGTCAGTGGGTGCTCTGGGGCCCGCACACAGCGGCCTACACCTACAATGGCAGCATGGACGCCCGCGCAATCTTCGACAACAATATCCGTATGCTTATGCACATCACGAACAGTTTCCAGTTGGATCACGGAACGGAGATCGACTCCCCCATGACTCCGCAGGACAAGGACACGATCCTGAACTTTGAGAAGCAGAAGCTCGACACCCTTCTGGGGATCGGCGCTCTGATCGGCACGCCTACGGTGGAGTTTTTGGAGAGCGCGAACCCGACCAGCGACATGATGAACGGCGACTTCGTGTGGGATATTTCCGCAACGCCTACGCCTCCGTTCAAATCCGGCACTGTTCGCGTGTGCTATACCGATGAAGGCTTCCAGTCCTTCTTTGAGTCTGAATAAGGAGGTGCAGAAAAATGGGAAAATGGCTGGATATTAAGGGGCCGGTGGTGGCCGATACCGTCTACGCTGACAACACGCTTGTGGCTAAGGACGTAGCCTTCACCCTTCCGGGTCTCGAATTTATGACCGCTGACGTCATGGCCATGGGTAACATGACCGTGCCACTCGTGGGCCTTCTGGAAAACATGGAGCTCACAATCACCAAGATCGGCGTGGACATGGGCCTCAGCCGTCTGGGACGTCTGGAAAAGCAAAACCTTGAGTTTCGCTGGGTGCAGAACGTCGTCAAGTCTGACGGCACTCAGGGGACTGAGGGCTGCAAGGCTTTTGTCCGTGTTATGCCCGCGGCGCTCCCGGAGCTGGGCGTTGAAATCGGATCCGCGACCGAAGCGGAAGGCACTTACACTGTCACCCGTATGCAGATCTACGCAAACGGCGCGGAGTATATGTGCGTGGACAGACTGAGCCAGATCCTCCGCGTGAATGGCAAGGACTACATGAGCGCAATCAACAACCTGCTCTAAGTATGAATATCTGAATTAACGGCCCGCCGGACTTTCCTCTGGCGGGCTTATTTTGTGAAAGGAGCCAAAGCATGAAAGAAGTAACCAAAAACCCGATCAAGGGCACGCTGCGCCTGAAAAATCCGATCCTGATTAACGGGAACGAAATCACCGAAGTGACCTACGACTCGAACGAGATCGACGGGATCCTTTTTGCGACAGCTGAGTCACGAAGGAAGGCGGCAGCAGGC